ACGGCATAGAACTAGTAAGAAGAATTAACTTCGAACATGGGGATGGGGTTGTAATTGGCATTATATCTAGCTCTGATGACGAGCAAGAACAAGCCAAAGCCTTAAAAGCTGGCGCTCAATTCTGGATCATCAAATCAGATGAAATCGAACCAAGATTAGAAGACTTTGTAAAAGATTTCGATGGATACATATCCAGAACAAACCAGTTTAAGGTTTATAAATGATACGTTTTAACGATGATTTAAAAAAAGATTTAATACAATTAGCCGCCGAAAAAGAAATTTTTCTGGAGGGTAATATCACTAAAATCATTGATACAGACGGTAACGAAGAGTTCCACTCTTACATCCAATCAGCAATAAACAGAGACAGAGAAAATAGAAAAAAACGTCTCGAAATCACAAAAACCATCCAAGAGCAAAATAAAGCTTTAATGGAATGGAAATCTCACAACGAAGAATTAAATAAAGAACTTCAATTAGCTTTGGCAGCATCTGAAAAAGCAAAACAACTCGCTGAAAGTGATTTAGATGTACTTCAAAAAAAGACTCAAAATGAATTAGTTGGTTCGATTGTAAAAGTGGCTTTATGGATAATCTGCGGAGTCGGTGCTATAACTTCTGTACTTTTCGCAATCACTCTTTTGACGGATATAGAAAATAAAACTGTAGAATCTTCTTGGAGCAATATGTTCAGTATTCTTCTTACTAATAGCTTTAGTATTGTTGGAACTATCATGGGCGTCAAATACGCCAACAATAAAAATGATAGAGACGGAGGTTGTAAATATAAAAACAAATAAAAAACGGCCACCGCATAGCGATGACCGTTATAAGTCTTATATTAATACTTCTTTCTAATTAGAAATTCCAGCGTAGACCAGCCGTAGCTGCAATATCACCAGTAAACTCTTCAACAGCAAAGTTGTAGTTCGCAACATCAAAGTTGTTATCAAACCAACCAACCTGCCCGAAAATCTCTAGCTTTTCCCATAATGTTCTAGAAACATCCACTTTAGCTGAGAGGACATCGTAATCAGTCATCTTTCCATATTCAACAGATGGAGTGATAGTAAAAAACCCATCGATATCGAAAGACTTCTTTAGTCCAATGATATAACCTCTTTGGGCGTAACCAGCTCCTGCAATGTCGAGATCATAAGTTCCGACAACATAAGGAGTGATATACTTATTGTCCAAAGCAAGAGTTAACCTGCCTTCTGTAGAGCTAGCCCCGACAGCAACTTGATGTTGGAATACTTGAGCATCGCCCCTCAAAGAAAAGCCTTCAAAAATATTAAGAGCTTTTCCAATTCCCACATTGCCATGCAATTCGCCAAGTCCTTGTCCAGAGTTTAGCGTAACAGCTCCAACGTAAGTGTCAATGCCATAATACTGAGTGCTAACGTCAACTCCAGCGAAAGTCTGAGAACCAGTCTTTGCCAAACCATTAACAATGTAGTTGGATGTATATCCAGCATTTACGCTTGCCTTGAGCTTTGATTCACCTTCAGCCACAATGTTGGCTGAAACAACAATACTAAGTAATGATAGAATAAACTTATTCATATGTTGCATATATTACACGAAGATTTTACCTTTTCAAGCTTTTTCTTTTGAATGAGCTTTAGTGGTGTATATAATATATATGGCTCAATTAAACGCAAACACACCATATATAGGGTGTTTTATAAGGAATTCTTACATATTTGATAATGATGATGAGGGGTTAACTGAAGGGTATATATTTGGCGTTAAGTCTATGATTAACAGACCTTTACACTTTCATTTTCAGTCATGTTTAGGGGCCATATTTTGGCAAATGCCAATATCAGCGTTTGTCAATGACGAAAAATACGACAAAATTTATGATGATGAAGAAAAAAGATTATCTGTTCTCCAAACTTGGGACTGTCAGGCAAACAATATCGCCGTTACTACCTTCGCTTTCTTGCAGAACAAGAGGGTGGACGTTTTCTGCAGGGACAAAAAATACCGCAGTGGCAAATATGTTTTCACGATTGATGACTATGAGGGTGATTTAAATGAGCTGAACGTGGGATACGCGAATGATCAAGACAGCAAATGCTATCATTTTATTAGCTTAGATGACGGCAATATGTGCGTTCAGCCAAATAATTTATTAAGATGGCACAACCCAGACTTCATCACTCCTTATGACAAAAAAAATCCCCCGAAGTTTAAGATCTTTAAAGATCAAATGTCTTCGGAGGATATTGATATGACGTATGCTAAAAGTCCTTATTTATTTTATAATCATCATAATAATGATTAAGCGTCATGCCCTTCATTGTAATCTGTTGCGTCTGCAGGGGGATGAGTATGAGGTTCTCCGCTGTGAGGATAAGGAAAGTTTGAAACTGGCACAGGATGATCTACTCTACCAGAAACATTGTCGCGCAAAGTGTACCACCAGTTTTGGCCAGAAGCATATTCATTTGCGATATCTTCAATGTTTCCAGTTAAATAGTCATAACTAATATAAGGAGAAAATCCTGTAGCTCCGTCAATGTATTGACTAACATTAACTTCATTACCTTGGCTATCAACGCCTGTGAAAGCGCAAGTCAAGCCAACGACTAAAGATTGAATTCCAGTTTCAGCTGAATTATCCCATGTTGGGTCCAATCTGACAAAATCATAAGTGTAGTTTCCAGAAACGTGTGACATATTATTATAATATTTAAAGTTTAATAAATTTACACTATTTTCTTATTACTGCTGCATCAAAAGCAGTATATTTAAATTTTCCATCTATTTTCTCAAATCCATTTGTTAGTAAGTTGAAGTAGTTTTCATATTTATCGCAAACACTTTTTAAATTAAAAACTTGTTCTGCATATTTCCTGCAAAACTTTTTATTGATTTGTTCTGATAGCTGCACAGCAAAATAAAACTCGCTTGCACTACGGCAACGATACCCTGTAACACCATGAAGATTATATTCGCTCATGCCTCCCCAATCTGTGGATATAACGGGTGTGCCAGAAAAGAATGCTTCTATCATAGTCCAACCACATGGTTCTGCATAAAGAGATGGCATAAGCAAAGCTTTAGCTTTAGATAGTAATTCTGCTCGCTCCTCATAACTCACAGTATGTATAAATTCTGAGTATTTACATTCTTTATCTAAGCTATTTTTTTGGTTTTGAGGTCCTACAAATTTTATTTTTGTTTGCGTTGCTTTAGCTATTTGTTGGGCTAAACTTATACCTTTAGAGTCAACCATTCTTCCAAGGTATAGTAGGTAATCATCTTTTTCTTGTGAGAACACAAAATCATCACTCTCAAAACCCGGAGGAATAATCACATCACTAAAAGAAGGATTTTCTTTTGTTCCTATTATTCGATGAAGTTGAGCGTAAGATTCAAACACTCTATTTTTAGTAAAATAAGAATCATAACCAATGCTAGCTTCAACGATGATGCCTTTTTTTAATTGATCGCAGCAAGGTTTATGGCCAAAGCCCCAAAAAGCTAAAACAAAATCTGTATGACTAGCGATTTCGTTTATTATCTTGGCGGAATTGTTATTAAATTGCTTGTGAGTCTCATTTGTGGTGTGTTGGTCGTGAAATTCTTTCCAAGAGGTATGGCCATATTCTTTTGAATATGTTTCTTCATCTATAACGTCAAAATGTTTTGTGCATGGTACATCAGAATCAGGATGACCATAATGATATACAGTATGCCCCCTTTCGGTCATTTCTTTGCAAAACTTGTATACTTTTTGAACAAACGCAAATAAAGTGATTTCTTTGCGAGTTGGATACATTGGTATAGAAAGTACATGAAAAACCATAACTTTATAATATTAATGTGTAAAATGGTTCTCTCAAGTGTAATATAAAGAAAATATGACGAAACGTAAGAAGGCTGCGCAGGGTGCGGAAGATACGGTTCTGGAAATACAGAATAAATATAAATTAAGTTTAAAACAATTTGATTTATCAGAAAAACAGAAACAATTTTTAAAAGTAGCATTTGACAAAGACACTAAAATGGTCTTTGTATTGGGGCCAGCAGGAAGTAGCAAGACATTTATAGCTACTTATGCGGCCTTACAGTTATTTAATATGGATAACGAATATGATATATTCTATGTCCGCACAATAGCTGAGAGCGCAGAAAGAAGTTTGGGCCATTTACCGGGGGATATGAATGAGAAATTCAATCCTTTTGCAATGCCTTTGGAAGAAAAGTTAAGAGAAATAATTCAAGAAAATAGAATTAAAATGCTTTTTGAAGAAGGTATTGTTAGCTGTGCTCCTATAAACTATTTGCGCGGAGCTAGTTGGAAAAACAAAATTGTTCTTGCAGATGAAGCGCAGAATTTTACAAAAAAAGAATTAATAACATTAATTACCCGCATTGGCGAAGACACTAAATATTTTATTTGCGGTGATTTAATGCAGTCAGATATTAACGGCAAAAGTGGATTAAATGAAATCGCAAAACTCTTTGACGATGAAGAGTCAAAGAAGAATGGCATTCATGTTTTCACTTTTGATAAAGCAGATATTCTAAGAAGCGAAATTCTTAAGTTTATCATCAGTAAACTTGAAAAAAATAAATAATTAAGGATAATATATCAGTATGGCTAGTTTATTTTGTACAGAGTGCGGTAGCAAAAATTTATATACTTTAAATAAGCCTAAGTTTTGTCAGTCATGTGGTCATCCTACGGGTGGCGTGGTGGCTAAGGCAAAACTTAATACATTACAGCGTCAGCCTGTTGTTAGGCATGAAGTGGAGGAAGAATACGAAGAAGAAACTTTTCGTGGTTTATCCAAATTAGATTATGAGGTTGAATACAATAAATCTAATATAACTTTAGGCGACGTTTTCAATAATCCGATGAATCCTGAAGATGTGCAGTATAACTCCAACAAAATCAAGGGATACAAAAAAATGTCTAAAGAGGAATTCTTAAATCAGTCTACCGCTGAGTGTGGCCCTAGCCGTCCTAAAGACATTGATGGGGAATAAAAAATACACATATGAAGATAAAGCGGATATTATAGATAATGAGATAAGAAAAAGATTTTATAAATGGCACCTTAACGCTTTAGCGTGGCTTGACTTCGAAGACGTTTCGCAAATGATTCGTCTTCATATTTTTAAGAAATGGGAACAATGGGATCAATCCCGTCCTATTGAACCATGGGTCAATAAAATCATTTCTAATCAAATGAAAAATATTTTGCGAAATAATTATTCTAATTTCGCAAGGCCGTGCCTGAACTGCAAGTATAATCAAGCTTTTACAGAGTCTGATCATAGTTTGTGCGGTTTTACGTCTAGTGGTCTACAAGATTCTGAGTGCAAAGATTTCGCCAAATGGGAAAAGAGCAAAAAAAATGCTTACGATATAAAAGTACCTGTACCCCTCGAAAACGCTTCCTACAAAAAAAACAGTAAATTCTCTGATCATGCTTGTATTATATCTGCTGCTCATAGTTTGCATGATTTAATGAAGAAACATTTAAATGATCGTCACTATATTATTTACAAGATGTTGTTTATAGACCATTTAGATGAAGAAAAGATAGCTGCAGTATTGGGATACAAAACAAACGAAAAAGGACGTAAAGCTGGTTACAAACAAATAAAGAATTTGAAAAATCTTTATAAAAAAATAGCCAAGCGTATTTTAGAAAGGAATGATATATTTTTATGAGTATAGAGATGTCTTCTTACTATGAGTTGTCTGATGATGAAAAGCAGCGCAGCTTAGAACTATTTAAAGAGCATAATGGTAATTTAATCAAAGTTATACGTGAACTTTGGAATGATCCAACCGAAAAGGGCACCACTGCAAGAGGCAGGGCAATAAGAGAGTTTTGGATTCAACGAGGATTAAAGTACAGAACAAAAGTTAAAGAAAGAAAAATCAAAACTGTTAAGCAAGCTCCCCAACCTGTTGCGCCCGTAGTAAAAGAAAGTCCTGTAAAGACTCAACCTATGAACAGCAAATCTGATGCTAAAGCTTTTTTGTCAGTAGAAGAGCAAGATTTTATCAAAAGGCATTACACTCCAGATTTAACAAAAAAAGAAGTTGCTAAAATAATTTGGCCAGAAGAATCTAAACGCAGAAACTTTTTTGAAAGCGAAAAGTTTGTTTTGATGTCAGAGTTTATCAACAATGAGTTTGAACAGATAAATTTACGAGACGACGTTTTAGTTGAAAAATATAGTCCACCAAGAGTGTTATCATCATTGGTCAAGAAAATCAACAAAATCGTTATGAAAGAGTTTGATGCAGAAAAACTTTCTATGCAGGATAAAAAATGTTTAGAAAAACTTCTGACTTATTTAGCTGCGCCAAGATTCATTCAAGTTATCAATTCTTATGCTACCAAAGAAGCTAGAGAATTATTTGAAAGTGAATATATTCGTAGTTCTTGGGATAAACCTGATTTGACAGCCGATGAGTTAAACCTGTATATTAATGTTTGTATGGATTATGTGAATCTTAGAGAAATTGAGATTCAAAAACAAAAGCTAAATCAAATGTTTGACGAAACAGAAGGTCAAAATGATTTAACTATGCGTTTGACAGAGATGTTAAAAACAAAAGCTGAAGAATATAACCAGTGTACAAACAGAATAGATAAAATGCTTGCCAAGTTAAATGGCGAGCGTTCAAAAAGAATTCAAAACCAACATCAACGTAATGCTTCAATTATTTCTTTGGTCCAACTTTTTCAAGATGAACAAGAACGTAAGTTGATGATACAGATGGCAGATATGCAGAAAAAAGTAGTTTACGAAGAAGCAGACAAAATGGAAAAAATGTCTGAATGGAAAGCTAGAGTTTTAGGTATAAGCAAAAATGACGCAATATGAATTAACTTGCAAAGTGTGCGGTAAAGAGTTTGAAAAATTAGGTTCTTTGCACAGGCACATTAAACAACACGATTTACATTTAGCAGAATACTATGTTCAGTTTTATGCTCGTAGAAATTTGCTGACAGGTGATTTGTTGCCTTTTAAAGATGTGGACTCTTATTTTAATAAAGATTTTGTCAACAGAGTTCAAATGAATAAATGGCTGGATCAATTGGAATGTGATGAAGCCAAGGATTATGTACAATCCAAAATATTAAAAAGAGTTTACGACAAAAAAAGAAACTTTTTGCCTTTTCATTTAGAGTTAGAACATTGTTTTCTTCCTAAGTTAGATATTATCAAAAAACTTTTTGGCAGTTATTCTTCTTTTGCTAAGTTTTGTAGTTTTGATTTAATGTTTGATCAAAATATTGTTGATGGGTTTTTTACGAATGATTTACCAGAAGATTTAGATATTGCGATAGATACCAGAGAACAAAAACCATTAGAGTTTGATTTTAAAACAACTAGTCACAAGTTATCTTTTGGTGACTATACTTTGTTTGGCGATAGCTACAACTATACTTTTGTTGACAGAAAATCTGCGTCTGATTTTTGTGGCACGTTAAGTCAAGCAAACTTAGATAGATTCAGAAGAGAAATACAACTTACTCAAGATATGGATGCTTATATGTTTGTGGTTGTAGAATCTTCTTTAAGCAAGATCATCGCAGAACAAAAACATTTTAAACGCAAAGCAAGTATTGATTATATATTAAAAAACATGAGAGATATTATGTATGATTTTCCTCGTCGCTGCCAATTTATTTTTAGTGGCAACAGAAAAAATTCAAAATTTCTCATTCCGCGCATATTATATTACGGAAAACAATTATGGAGAACAGATCTCCAATACTTTATAGAACATGAGTTGGCAAGAAGGCAATCAGAGCAGACCAAAGTCGAGAATACGAGATAACGAACAACTGTTAGCATTAGAAGGATTCTTAGAAGAACATGAAGCTAAGATTGCTCTTTATGAATTTTTAAGGGGTAACATTTCTTTTGCTGCAGATTTAATTTTTGGTATTAAGCTATTTCCGTTTCAGCATATGGCTGTGAAGTCTATGTTTGAGACGGATTATTTTTTGGGCGTATGGAGCCGTGGTATGTCTAAATCTTTTTCTACAGGTATTTATGCAGCATTAGATGCTATTCTAAATCAAGGTGTAGAAATAGGTATTTTATCTAAATCTTTTCGTCAGTCCAAAATGATTTTCAAAAAGATAGAAGATATTGCCGCTAAACCTGAAGCTGCGTTTTTCAAACAATGTATTACAAAAGTTTCTAAAAGTAACGATGAGTGGCTGATGGAAATAGGTCAAAGTCGTATTCGCGCATTACCATTGGGCGACGGTGAGAAACTTCGTGGTTTCCGTTTTCAAAGAATTATTATTGACGAGTTCTTATTAATGCCAGAAAGAATTTATAATGAGGTTATTGTGCCGTTCTTGTCAGTTGTAGAAAATCCTACTCAGCGCCAAGAACTGTATGGACTTGAGACTATGCTTATTGAGCAAGGCAAAATGAATGAGGAGGACAGATTTGTTTGGCCTAATAACAAATTAATAGCATTATCTTCTGCATCTTACAAGTTTGAATATTTATACAAACTTTACAACCAGTTTGAATTTTTAATCACTCAAGAAAATAAAAGAGACAAAGCAACTAGATGTATTATGCAGTTTAGTTATGATTGTGCTCCTAGTCAGCTTTATGATCAAAATCTTGTTAATCAAGCTAAAGCCACAATGAGTCAATCACAGTTTGATCGAGAGTTTGGCGCTGTATTTACAGATGATAGCTCTGGATACTTTAAAACAAGCAAAATGGCGTTATGTACCATACCAGAAGGAGATTATCCTTCTGTGGAAATTAAAGGCGATCCTGATTCTAAATATATTTTGGCATTTGACCCTTCATGGTCGCAAACAGAAAGTTCAGATGATTTCGCTATCCAGATTTTAAAATTACATGAAGACGAGCAAAAAGCAACCGTTGTTCACAGTTATGCATTATCGGGCACTTCTTTAAAATATCATATTATTTATTTTGAATATTGTTTAGATAATTTTAATATTGTATCGATAGTTGGTGACTATAACGGTGGTGTTCAATTTATACAAGCGTGTAATGAAAGCGAAATATTCCAATCAAAAGACAAAAAACTTAAAACAATTGATGTTCCATTTGATAATCCAGAAGAATACCAATCTGATCTTCGCAAGTTTAGGATGGAATATAATCATTCGGACAATAAAATTGTTTATTTAAGAAAACCTACCAGTAAATGGATTAGGCAAGCAAACGAGCTGCTACAAGCTAACTTTGAGCACCGGCGCATATTTTTTGCTTCTAGAGCTATAGATGAAGCTTATAACAAACAAAGAAATAAAAGCATACCTATTGAGAAGCTGAGATTCTTAAGAGCAGAAGAAGATATGAAACAAGCGCCGTCAGCCAAAATGATTGATTTTATTGAGCACCAAGCTGATATGCTAGATTTAACAAAAAATGAATGCGCTTTAATTCAAATCACTACTACTTCACAAGGTACACAAACTTTTGATTTGCCTCCTAATTTGCGCCGCCAAACAGGACCGGACAAAGCTAGAAAAGATAGTTATTCAGCTTTGGTCTTAGGAAACTGGATGGCAAAAATACATTTCGACTCAAATGATAAGACTATTGACGATGTTTTTGAAACTTTTACTCCTATGTTCATTAATTAGTTGAAAGTTACTTTTTAACTTTTATTATACTTTATATGGAACTTTTGTTCTACTTTGTGTAATTATTTATAATGTCCAAAAGAAAATATACTAAACGCTCTGATTATTGGGAAAAATTCAATAATGATAAAGGGCAACCATTGTCTGAAATGTTTGTAAGTCAGGCGGCGCAGCAATATGAACCACAGTTAGTTGGTGAGCCGTTTTATAATTACGAATCTAAAGCTTACAGCAGGACATCTGTAAATGGCAATGATGTAGCTTCCCGCCGTAATAACGCCGCTATGGGTCCTAAAATCTTTCCTTACGCTAATATTCGTAACGGAATGTCTCCATATAATTATGGTATTGACGGAGTAAATGTTAGAGATGCTATTGAGCTTTGTCAAAAAGCATACTGCAATATTGCTATATTTAGAAACTCTATAGACATGATGTCTGACTTTGCCAACTCTACTTTATATTTGGAGGGTGGCAGCGCAAGATCAAGAACTTTTATTAATGCTTGGTTAAAGAAGATTAAGATTTGGAGTTTAAAAGATCAGTTTTTCCGTGAGTTTTACCGCAGTGGCAATGTTTTTCTTTATACTATTAACGGTAAATTTAATTTAGAAGATTTTACAAAATTAAGAAACGTTGGCTTGATTGGTCAAGTCAATAAACTTCCTATTCGCTATATTGTTCTTAATCCATTTGATATGGCAGCTAAAAGATCCACTTCTTTTGAGAATGGTCTTTATGAAAAAATACTGAGCGAATACGAGTTAGAGCGTCTTCAAAATCCTAAGACGGATGAAGATAAAGAGTTATTCAACGCTTTATCCGATGAAATGAAGAAAAAGATCAAGCAAGGTGGCTATTACACTGACGGTATGAAAGTCGCACTTGATCCTTCTAAGTTGCGCTATTCCTTTTACAAAAAGCAGGATTATGAACCATTCGCTGTGCCATTTGGGTTTGGCGTCTTAGATGATATTAATTTCAAGATGGAAATGAAAAAGATTGATCAGTCAATCTGCAGAACCATTGAAAACGTTGTGTTGTTAATCACAATGGGAACAACTCCCGATAAAGGCGGCGTTAATCCTCGCAATATCAGCGCCATGCAAACTTTATTTCAAAATCAAAGCGTTGGTAGAGTTTTGGTCAGTGATTATACAACAAAAGCTGAATTTATTATTCCTGACCTCAAAAAGGTTATTGGTCCTGAAAAATATGAAGTTGTAAATCAAGATATTAAAGAAGGTTTGCAAAATATTATTTTAAATCAAGAAAAGTTTGCTAGCACTGAAATCAAAGCTCAAATGTTCTTACAACGTTTAAACGAAGCTAGAGATGCTTTTCTTAATGATTTCTTACAGCCAGAAATAAAGCAATTATGTAAAGATTTTGGTTTTAGAGATATTCCTACTGCAAAGTTTGAAACTATCGATCTTAAAGATTCTGCTCAAGTACAGCGTGTTATTACTCGCATGATGGAACTTGGCATTCTTCCCCCAGAAGAAGGTATTAAGGTTATTGAAACTGGAGTATTTCCTAAAGAAACTGAACTTCGTAAAGCTCAAGAACGTTTCATTGAGGATCGTAAAAAAGGATTTTATAACCCTATTGTTGGTGGAATTCCGTTTTACGAAGGTGAAGAAGAAGTCGAAGTTGCTCAAAATGCTACTCCTAAAACAGCAGGTAGACCTTTAGGTGCTAAATCATTTGCTAAAGAACAATATACTGTAGATGGCATCAAAGGTATCGTGGATGAAACAAACCGTCTTTATACCTACATGGTTGCAGAAGCTAAAAGTGCTTTCAAAAAGAAAAGATTAAATAAAGATCAAAAAGAAATTTTAGCTCGTATTTGTGAGAGTATTATTGTCTCTACAGAGCAAAATGAATGGAAGCAAAAAGCTAAAGCTTGTTTGGAAGACAACAATTTAATGTTGCAATTAGATACGTTAAAAGAAGTATCAGAAATTAGCGCAAATCATCTGTTGGATGACTACGCTGCTGCTATTTTGTATCACAGCAATAAAAATTCCAAATTATAATAAAAAAGTGTAATAAATACAGATGGATCAATCCAAATTTAAATATACAACAAGTTTTAATTTTAGCATTTATGCTACTACAGATCTTGAGAATGATCTTAGCATAAGTCGTGCTTCATTAGATAACTTGCAACCATTGATCCCAAAATCAGTAGATTTAGATAAAAATATTGATTTGGTGGGCGTTGCGTTTAACGCAGCAGTGGTAAATAAGTTTAATAAAAATGGCGATGGCATTGATTCCGAAACTGCAGCTGAAATTTTAAAGTACTTTGTTTATAAACCTACTAATATTGAGCATAAAAAAGAAAAAGTAGTGGGGCATATTGTTAATGCAGGTTTTACAGATATAGAAACTAATAATGTTATTACATCTAAAGAAGCTGTTTCAAGAAAAGATCCTTATTACATTTCTTTAGCTGCTGTTGTATACAAAACTGTTAATCCTGATTTTGCAAACGCTTTGTTGCAAGCAGGAAATAAAGACAGCGAAGTTTATAATAAAATTTCTGCGAGTTGGGAATTAGGATTCAATGATTATCATATCGCTGTTGGATCTACTAATTTAGATGAAGCAAGAATCATAACCGATCCAAATGAAGTTGAAGATATGAAAAAATATCTAAAAAGCTTCGGCGGATCTGGTAAGTTAAGCAACGGTGACCCTGTTTACAGGTTAGTTACCGGAGAAGTTTTTCCGTTAGGTATTGGGTTTACGTCTAATCCTGCTGCTGATGTTCAAGGTGTTTTCATTGAAAAAAATGAGACTATAACACTAAAAGACTCCGGCGACAGTTCAGAGGTTGAAGAAAAGCCAACAATTTCTAGCGAAAATAGCATAAAAATTTCACAAAAGAGTGAAAATAATGTAAAAACACATAATAATACAGATATCATGGATACCCAAGAAATCATTAAAGAGTTCGGGAAAATTCTTGATAGCAAGCTTTCTGAAAAAGCTGAATTCTCGCAAGAGGCTGTTGCTAGCATCTCTAGCTTTGTCGCTGACAAAATTAGAGAAAAGGATGTCGAGTTCCAACAGGAACGCGAAGCCTTAGAGCAGCAGAAGATTCAAGCCGCTGAAGACGCTGAAAAAGCAAAAGCTTCTATCGTTGAATTGGAAGAGAACCTCAAAGTAGCTCAAGACAGAATTTCTGATCTTGAGTCTTCTATCGCTGCACAGCAAGCAGAAGAACTTTTCAATAGTAGAATGGAATCTATCGACGAAGGATTTGATCTTTCTGATAGTGACCGTGCTATTATTGCAAAAGAAGTTCAGGCACTGGATAGCGCTGAAGCATCCTTCGAAGCTTATCAGGAGAAACTCAATTCTTTACTTCATCATAAGAGCAAAGCTTTTAAGTTGGAGCAAGAACAAGAGCTCTCTAAGAGAGTGGAGCAGGAAGTTGAAAAACGCATTGCTTCTATCGCAACCCCAGAAGAAACGGCTACTCCTGAAAAGGCAGTAGAAGAAGTTACAGCTTCCGAAACAGATGTCGAGGAAGTTTTGGACAGAGCAGAAGCTTCAGAGGAAGCCCCCATTAATAATAATGGCGCTACTTCTCAGGAAGAATCTCTTCTTGCTAAGTTCAGCAAAGCTTTTAACAAAGAAAACATTCAAATCAAATACTAATAAAACATTATGGCACTTAGATTATTACCATTCAGACAATATTCTGACAATGATGTAGTCAATTTGTTTGCTAATCAAACAGTTGACTCTACGCCTAGCACTAACGGAAACGGCAGTGCTGGAGTTATGGTCAAGGTATTGAGCGGCAATCTCAACAAAGACGTTATCGATTTAATCGATAGCAGCTACCTCGGAAAAACTGACTACCCATTCTTGGGCGCAGACAAGTATCCTACCGTTGCTTTGAGAGCTACTGCTGCCACCAAGGACGCTCCTGTTCTCGGTGTTACCTTGAGACAAACAGTCGAAACCGACGAGAACGGTGAAAAACTTATCTACAACCCTATCAAGCGCGATGAGCTTCAGGCTGTTTTAAGTGGTCAGGCTGTTCCTGTCGCTACCAAAGGTTTATTCACCTTTGATGAAAACGCTTACGAGAAAGACTCCAATTTTGCTCCCGGCAATCTTGCTGTTATCTCTGCAAACGCAGGTAAGCTCTCTGGTGTTGCTTGGGCAAGCACCTCAGGCGAAACCGTTGTTGGAACCATTTTGGGAACTGGTAACAGAACTTCTCAGCTTGGTGTGGCCGATCAATTCGCAGGAACTGGCACAGCGCAGTACGCTCTAGTTCAGTTGGATTGCTCTCTCAGCAGTACTTACACTGCTTAATAGAAAGGATTTATAGAAAATGAATATTACTCTTAAAAGAACCGACGAACAAGTTGAATTGATTAAGGCTATGGCTTCACGCAACAGAGATGTTGCTTACGCCGCACAGGTTGCCTTAGCCGAATTCATCGGTCCTGTTTTGGCAGAGGTTATCAACAATGCTCCTACGATTAGTAACTTGTTTACTTCTCTTCAGTTCAACGCTGATGACAATCCTTCCATTCCTTTGGACCTTTATCATGACATTTTTGACGAGGATTATATCAAAGTTTACAGCCAGTCCGTGGCTGGTGGTCTTCCTACCAACTATGTGCAGCCTACTGCTGCTGAGTTGAAGTTCACCACCTATCACTTGGATTCAGCTGTTTCTTTTGATCGCAAGTATGCTTCTCGTTCCCGTTTAGATGTTGTTGGCAAGACTTTCACCCGTGTTGCACAGGAAGTCTTATTAAAGCAAGAAAGAACATCCGCAAATCTTCTTTTTACTGCTGCCGCTGCTGCTTCTACTGGAACAAGCACAACTGCCGAAAGCAATCGTCACGTTTTCCGTACAGCACAGGCGAACAGATTCCTCTTAGAGGATTTAAACAAATTGTTCACCAAAGCTAAGAGAATCAATGCTTCCTTTGTTGGAGGTACTCCTACTGGCGCTCGCCGTGGAATCACTGATCTCTTGGTTTCTCCTGAAGTTGTCGAGCAGATTCGTGCGTTAGCTTACAACCCTGTTAACACTGTTGCTCCTAATGGCTCTGCTGTTGGGGCTTCTTCTAACCCTATCGCTTTAACTGACAACGTTAGAGCTCAAATCTTCTCTCAGAGCGGATTAACTGAGTTCTACGGTGTTTCCATTATGGAAGTTCTTGAGATGGGTGTTGGCAAGCGTTTCAACACTGTGTTTGACACTGTTGCTGGTTCAACTTCTTACGCTGGTCACACTGGTGGTTCTGCTGGTGCCTTTAATGGTGCTTCAGAAGAAATCATCATTGGTCTTGATCGTAGCCGTGACGCCTTAGTTCGCGCCATTGCTGTTGATTCTGACACTGGCTCTGAGTTCAACTTAGTCGCAGACGATCAGTTCTCCTCTCGTCAGCAGAGAATCGGTTACTATGGATCTCTTGAAGAAGGCCGTATGGTCCTCGACAACAGAGCTTTAGTTGGCTTGATTATGTAATCTGTTTTTCAGAGGCTTGTTTTGCGCCGTCCCTTCGGGGGCGGCGCTTTTTTATTTGAATAACCAATATTCAACTGTAATATATATAGATATGACAAAACGTAAAAAACAAACTAAGAAGATCACTTCTGTAGAAGATCTTAGTAATTTTTCAAGCGGAAAATTAGAAGATGAAGATATTCGCAAGACCAAAGAGCTTGAAGAAGCTTTAGGTATAAAGCAAGTTAATCCATTTGGCACTAATGACCCACATATTTTTGAAGAGAAGCTTAGAGACAGCAATTTGGCTGATTTACAGCGATTATGCCAAAAGGTTGGTATATTCCCTAGCCATGAAAAATCTAGACTTAAAGAAGCTTTAAAAAAAGAGTTTATTAGGGTGACAAAAGGCGCACGATCTGTTGTGCTTCAACAGGAACTAGATATTATGCATCCTGATCATCCTGATCATGAAAAAGCTAAGAAAATCATAGAAGGTTTTTAAAATTTTCTGGTTGACTCTATATTAGAGACCTGCACGGATCGGGTCTATCTACAAGGGGATACCTGATTCGGGCAACCAGTTTAATGTAATAAAAAAGCCCCCCATTTCTGGGGGGCTTTACTTTTATTAATTATTAGGCGATTTCGTGTGGGTTGTAAGAACTTGCAACTCCTTTGTTTGCGCCAAGAGGTAAGTACTTTAAGCATCTGTAAAGAGGATAAGTACCTTCCATGAATAAGCCGTTATTTTGATCATTAGCGCCACCAATTTGACAACTAAATGTAATATCAACAGTTTGATTGTCACCAATTGCACTAGAGAAAGTTTCACTTTCTAAGCGAGCTCCTTTGACTTCAAATCTTAGAGATTTGCTTGAGCTTCTGGTTCCAGTAGCACTATCACAACCATAAAGATCAAGAGTGAAATTATGAGTTGTGGTATTACAAAGAGTATGGAAAATGTTACTCTTCTTGAGTTCAGACATAACAGCAGAAATTGAAACTTCCATGTTTAATGGTAAGTCAATAACTCTAGCATATCCAAAGGTATTTCCAAGTCTTTGTAGCACTGTTCTACTCATAGGAGTGCTGATAGTGAAGCTTTGTATATGAGCTTTTCCATCGCCATCCAAAGTAGCAAGACCTTGGTAAGTAGAAGCATTGCTAATTGTAAGAACTAAATCTCCGGGCCTTAAAGCCTTGATTGCTGAAGATCCTTCAGTATCAAGAGTGGTAGTGCCTTGAGCTTCATTGCCCTGAATAGTGTAATTGTAAGTAGGAGCAGCTTGACCTGTATATTGAATACCACTTTCAAGACCAACAGCTGGTAAGTAGTTGGTAGCTCCAGACATTGTATTATCAACCTTGATATTAAAAGCTTCAACTGTTACAGAAGCAGTAGGCAATGAACCAACAGCCGCTTCAACAGAGTAATCAGTAATAAATCCATTACCAATAGCTACAACATCAAAATCATCTGCGCTAGAAGATTTTGTATCTCCATCTACATCTTCACCTTCTTTAGTAAGAAGAATGTAGTAGTTGTTACCTTGGGTGTCATCAATTTGACCTGACAAGGCGCTATAACCAGACATAGCTAAATCATCTGCGTCATAGAAAGAACTAGCGCTTGCTCTAGCTGCACCAGTAGTTGGGATATTGAAACCTAATTTTCTTTCGTTGCCACCATCTGTAAGGTAATAATTAAAATCTAATCCGACAGTTGGAGCTTCAGTTACAATAGAATCAAGACGAGCCAACTTACCGAATTCATTAACATCGATTCTGTTAATTGAAAAATTAAAGTTAGCTGATTGTATTCTTTCCAAAGGAAGCACCAATGATCTTGTAATTGCATCTGCTTCAGCTCCAGCATGAGTTAATCCTGTTACGCCAGACCAAGTTGCAGTATTAGCGTCGCTTGTACCAGCAGGTGCCTTTTGCAAATGGTAACCTGTTGAGTTCGGGCCTATGAATAAAGCCTGACTTTGATAAATTATTCTATTTCTTGCCATAATATTTAATTGTTAAATTTTAAAGTAATTTACATTTTTTATCTCATTTTGAGAAGTTTTTTTAAGATGATCTTGGGTAGCGATACTTGTGAATTTCAAAATCTATGAATCCCACATATAACGAGGGCTCCAAGACCCTACGCGCCCTATCTGAAAATTTCGATACCGTTGTGTTGTGTATCATGTATATGTCATCCTGATAATTATTCGCTAAACCAGTATAATTATACCCGTTAGGATAATGATCAGATTTTACATCTCCATACTCGTCAAGCGGAGCACCTGTAAAAGGAATGTTAGCAAAGCAAGTTTTAGTTGAATCAGCAAATACAGATAATATGCCGTCAAGCTCATAAATATTTTCAGCAAACACAACAGCTTTAGCATTTGTTATTGTGTTGTCTTGACCGCCCAAAGCAAATGGTTGATTGTTTACGTTTTCTACTGTTAAAAATGCAGCAGGAGTAACTTGAGCATACGGCGCAACGTAAGTAAGAGAACGGGTGTATCTGCTGTTGGTTTCATATTTGCCTTCTAAAATTAACTGCTCTTCATTTTGGTTAGAAATGTAGGTGTTAAAATTTTTGACACTGTATCTGCCGCTAATATTCGTTCCTGTAGCAAAATCACTATCAAAAAGTACTCGACCATTTTCATAGTCAATCATCATTCCGCTAGTGCCTTTTGTTATTTCTGTTCCGTTTCCGCTCAAAGCTTCTATTACCACCGCTCCATTCACAGATTCGTCGTAAACAAATTGTTTGTAAGGACTACCAAATACAACTTTATCAGTAATACGTTCATCGCTATAATGATAAAAATTGGTAGTAAAAGTTTCGTAAGCCTCACCTTTCCTCATAAGGTAAGAATCAAACCATAAGTAAAAACTACTTAATAATTCATGTTGAAATACTGGTTTCATCTAAATTGATTTTTTAATTTTTTAATACTGTCATTGTATTTTTTAAATAATCCAGATAAATAAGACGTTCTTGTGAAGCTTCCTCCTCTTAGATTATTTTTAGCTTGTATGCCCTCACCAGATCTTGAACTTGCAGCATCTATTGCCAAATATTGTCCTAAACCTGATATGCCAACTTCTATTCCTCTCGCCCAAGATCTTCCTGTCGCCCAAGGCATAGGAGTAATAGCAAAAGCTTCTTCTAATGTTGGCACTTCTATATTTACAGTTGTGCTGCCTTTTCTGCTGTATACTTTTACAGCATATTTTTTTAATAAATTTTCTAAAGGTAATATCGGATTATCTCCTTCGTAAAACCCTATAAAACCATATAAATTAGAATACCCGCCTAACGTGCCACTAGTATTTGCTGCATCAGGACCTTCTAAAATTTCTTTTGTAACAGGATGCTCCATAAAAGCTTTTAAAAAAGCTTGAGATATTTCTCTCATTTCTGCTTCTGCTACTCGTTTTACTTCTTTCTTCCACTGAATGGTCAAATGTAACGCAGATAAAGTTGATTCTATATCTTTTTTTGTTATTTTTTTGACCATATTTTACTGAGAAGATTTCACATAAAACGTATAAAACTGCACATCAAATAATCCATGCGCTCTAAAATCACTGTCTCTGAAAAACTGTTGCCCATCAAACTCAAATCTTTTGCCGTCTTTTACTGTGCTATAATCAGATGCTTTTATTTTAACTCTTATTCTGCCTTCTTGCATTTTGATTTTAAGCTGCGAATCTTGTTGATCGGCAAAATAGTCTTCATCAAATCTTCTAGCGTATAAAATAGCAGCGTAAATTTGAGAGCTTTGAGGTGTGTAAGTGATACTAGTAGTAGCTCCAGCGTTGCCATAAATAGAGTTAAATGACGTACTTTGAGTCGTCACGGTTTGTACCGCATCTTTGTATACAGTAATCAATCTTGAAAAAGTATCATGAACACTATTCATGACACTATTCAAAGCGCTTTTCTCAGCTGCAGTTATTAAGCTTGCCATACATGTTATTATACACTTTATTATCTTTTTTTAGAAAAATAGAGTGTTTTAATTACTATATATGAGTCATTTTATGTTAAAAGAGCTTTATACATTTACTGTAGACTTTGAAAAAGAAGTCGAAGAATCAACCAAAGAAAAACGCACAAACGATCAGGGGGTTGAAGAGGAAGTAGAAATCAAGAAAAAGGTTAAAAAAGAAGTACCAGTTGAAGTCTTGATTAAGAAGCCTTCACGCCGACAATTAGAAGACGCCGAAACAGAATTTTCTATTTGTATGAGCGAATGTGTTAAGAAAGGTATTCTAACCAAAGCCATGTTGGCCAAGAAGTACGCTGATACTGGCGGCGCTTTAGCTGAAGAAGAAGCAAGAGATCTACTTAATTTATACAAAGAAGCTGCTGAAATTGAGCGTGAAATTTCTCATTTATCCGTTAAAGGATTGGATAAACAAGATGAAAAACTCCGCAAAAAGCTATCAGACTATGATGTTAGAATAGCAGAAATCAAGCGCAAAATCATAGAAACAGAATCTGACTACCGTGTTTTATTTAATCATACCGCCGATGTTAAAGCTCAAAATCGTGTTATGATGTGGTATGTATTAAATTTGACATATTATAAAAGTTTGGCTCTCAACATTCCTGACTATAAATTATTCTTTAAAGGAGAAACCTTTAAGGATAAAATGGATGATTATTACGAAAAAGATGAAGCAGATGACGAATTCTTTCTCAAGGTTATCGGTAAAGTATCTGCGATTATAAGTTACTGGTACTTTAGTGGCACAGAGTTTAGCAAAGAAGATGTTGACGCATTTTTACAGGATAATGATGAGGTAGCAGAAGAAATCGTTAACGATGAGCAACCAAAAGCAGAGCCAGCCGCAGAAGAATGATGTTAATTATAGGGAAGTTTTTAGAGATATAGCTTTTGGCTATTCTAGCTTCTTATTTGAAAATCAACTTGTTTACATAAAACATTTATCTGTTTTTGATCAAATTCACGTAGAAAAAATACGTGATGAGTTCATCAACAAAGCTAAGACTATGGGTCTCCCTACAGAAGAGGAGGCCCTTGCTTATATTACAGATAATGAAATTTGGACTTCTGATGATGAGTCCAAAATAGTAAAGCAGCGTCAGTATGTGGATAGCTTGCAAAACACAAGAAAAAATCTTTATAGATTATCAGAAATTAATTCCGTTGACGAAGATTTAAAAAAAGCTAACCAAGAATACAACATCTTATATTACAAAAAACGCGAATTAATGGGGCAAACTGCAGAAAAGTTCGCGGAAAAACGAGTTTCAGAACATTATATTATTTGCTCTTTTTATAAGGACGCTGATTTAACGGAATCATTTTTTGATCTTTCCGACGTTGATGAGCTGGATGCAGAAGAATTAACTTACGTCATATCAACATACAATAGTAAGTTCATATGTTTTGAAGACACAAATATTCAGAAAGTCACGTTACAAGACTTTTTTCAAATGTATATGCCCTTTTGCGAGGATGTGCGCAACTTTTACGATAAGCCATTATTCAAATTATCTATCAATCAAGTAAAGCTGATAGTTTATTCTAGGATGTTCAAGAATATTTTTGAGAACTACCCTAAAATACCAGAAGGTATCAAAAGAGATCCTGATAAAATTATTGATTACGTTAATTCTCAAGAAAAAGCCAAGAACGTTCTGAAGAATCTAGATAAAGATGGAGCATCCACAATAGTCGGAGCAAAACAGGAAGATTACGATCATTTGGGCTACAAACAAACAGAAGGTAGATCATTATCTAGCATGTTAAAAGAAAAAGGTGGCAAAATGGACATGAAAGATTTAATGAAAGCTATGAATGCATGATTTTTTCTGCAAAAAAAGTGTATAAATATAACTAGTAACTATGTCTATACAAATTAATGTAGATCCTAATATCCAGCATTTGATTCAAGGCTTTGAGAAGGGCATTAATCAGTTTAATGCCAGAGCAGCCAGTAAGGCGAAATTAAAAGTTGGAATTGATGAAAAATCGTTTACTCGACCTCTTGGGCGTATCACGGGTCAAGTCAATATGTTCGAGTCTGCGATGGAAGCGGCCAACGCCCGTGTGATTGCGTTCGGTGCGTCTACTGCTGTATTAGCATCTGTTACTAAAGTATTAAAAGACATAGTTAAAACTTCTATTGAAGTAGAAGCAGCATTTGCGGATATTAACCGTATATTAGGATTAACTGCTAATCAGTTTGAAAAATTTGGCAACCAATTGTTTGATACTGCCCAAAAAACTGCCTCTAGTTTTCAAGCAGCATCTGCAGCTGCTCTAGAGTTCTCTCGTCAGGGTTTAAAAACAGAAGAAGTTTTAAAAAGAACATCTGATGCTTTAACACTTGTGCGATTGACGGGTATCAATGCCGAAAAAGCTGTAAGCTTGTTAACTGCTACTGTTAATGCATTTACAGATTTAGATACTACTTCTGCTGTTAATAAATTTGTTGCTGTTGAAACAAAGTTTGCTGTTGCTGCTAGAGATCTTGTTGAAGGTTTAAGCCGCGTTGGATCTGCAGCTCAAGATGCTAAGGTAGACTTTGACGAGTTAAATGCTTTGATTACCTCCGTACAGCAAACTACTGGTAGAGGTGGCGCTGTTATTGGTAACGCATTAAAAACAATTTTTACACGCTTGCAGCGTGAATCTACATTAGAATCATTAGAAAGATTCAACGTTACTGTGCGCGATGTGCAAGGCAACATATTACCAGCCACTCAAGTGTTAAGTAATTTTGCTGCACAATATGATAAGCTAGCTGATTCTACTCAAGCTTATTTGCGTGAACAAGTTGCCGGTGTGTTCCAAGCTAATATTCTCTCTGCGATTTTAAAAGATTTAAATAAAGAATATTCTGTTACAGCTAAAGCTTTAGATGTTTCAAAAAATGCTACCAATGAAGCAGAACAAGCTAACTTTAAGTTAAATCAAACTTTATCTGCATTGCTGCAAAATACCGGTACAGAGTTTGCCAAACTTCAGAAAACTTTAGGCGACGAAGCCTTTTTAGGTTTGGCTAAAAGTATTGTTTCTTCTTTTGGCTCTGTAATAAGCGGAATCAATAATTTGCTAGATCCGAAAGAAGGTTCAACTATAGCAAAAGGATTTTTAAAAGGATTTGCGAATGTATTACAAGGTCCAGTATTAGTTGGCGCACTAAAAGTTTTATTCAATGTTGCCAAACAATCTTTTGGATTTTTAACTCAAGCTTTACCTGTATTATTAAATATTACTACAGCTTCTGCAAAACGAGCACAAACAGAAGAATTTATAAATAAACTTTTAAGTCAGGATGCAAAATTAGCTCAGCAAATTTTCCAAGCAGAAGGTAATCAAGCTAAACAACTAGAATTAGTTTTAAGTAGAGCTAAAGGCATAACAAATCAATTTATAGCGCAAAGTAATCTTAGCAGTTCAATTGCAAAAAACCTTACTTCAGGAGGAGTTTATCTTACTTCATCAGGAGTAGAAGGTGATACTGCTAAAAAAATAAAAAACAAAGCTGGCGGTTATATGCCTAGCATTCGCGCAGAACAAGGCGCGATAAGTAGAGGCGTTGGTGGAGCTGGAAATGGAGCTTATCCTGTTGTTATTCCTAATTTTGCTTTTGGTGGCGGTAAAGTTGGCCCGGTTGTGGCTAATAGCAGTGAGGTCATGGTTCCTAATTATGGTGGATCTGGAGGCAGTGCCATATTTAATCAAGATATGATTTCTAGGTATGGTATGCCAGCTGGCGCTGTACCTATTGCTGCATATGGTTATAATACTAAATTATCGCAAGTAGCTAAAGGGAATTTAGCATCAGCATCAAAAAGAAATAAAAATATCAATCCAAATGATATGCTTAAAAGTGGTTATGATGCAGAGTTTGGATTTGAGGACTTTCCTGCATTTAACGATCAAACGCAATATAAAAGTAAGAAAAAATACGGAGAAGCTTATGAAGATTTTGTTTTAAATGAATTTAAAACAAATTTATCTGGGTTCTCTTTAGTTGGTAATGGTAAAAACTGGCAATCTGCACATGACTTTTACAGAAAAGATAATAGCGCAATAGATCTTGTTAAAATAGTAGGTAACAGAATCACCGCTATGGCGGAAGTTAAAGGTGGAGGTTTAGAAAAAACACAAACTTTAAATAAACCTTCGAGATTCATAGGTGAAAATTTACTTGATCCTAGAGTGGGTAGTATGTTTAAGACTCCAGCTGGAGAAAATGTAAAAGTAAAAACTTTACTTATAACAAATTTGAATAAACCAGCTGACACATCTGGCATAGTAAAAGGCGCTAATGGTTATATACCTTATTTAGCTGGTGGCCGTATGCCCCTAGGCAGCTTAGCTTCAGCTGCAAATATTTCCAGTGCATCTGCTCAAAATCCAAATATTCACCCAGAAGATTTAGTTAAAACAGGTTACGATAATCATATATCTTTACCTATTCGTTCCGTAATGAAGAGGGGGATGAGCCCGAAAGTTTATGGAGACAAAGTAGAAGCAGAGGTTGCTAAAAATCCTAAAATAAAAGCCATGGGCTACAGATTAGCTCATGGAGGAGAATTGTATGGCAATGACAATAGCGCAGTAGATTTAATCAAAACTGAAGGTGGTATTTTAAAAGGTGTCATGGAAGTTAAAGGTGGAGAGCTAAAAGCACCCGCTGCCTTAAAAACCGGAAGAGTTATTTCAGAAAATTTAAGCCGTCCTATGGTTCGGGGAATGTTCCAAGGCCCTCCCGGCGAAAAGATTGCTTATGATACTCATTTGATAACAAATGCAAGAAGAGGTATCAAGCCACAAAATATGGCTGGCATGATGCGTAAAGGCGCTACTATGGCTGGGGGCTATGTGCCGAATTTTGCTAGCGGTCAAATTTTTGGTGTTTCAGCTGCAAAAAGCGGTGGCCGATTGGGTGGGCAAAACGCTAAACAGCTTCAATCCCGATTTGAAAACATAATAAAAAATATGTCTCAAGCTGGGCATGCTGCAGATGCTATTAAAAACCAGTTAATGCTTACAGCTCAAAGTTCAGGATTAACTGCGCAAACCATAAAAAATTTAGAGCCTAAATTCCAAAGTTTATCAAATAGCGCTTCAAAGGCTACTGCTTCAATGAATGTTGTTGCTGTTAGCGCATCTACTTTGCAAAAAAAGATTGTAAAGCAAAAATCAATGCTTGAAAGATCTCCTATAGCGCGAGGAATAAAAAATAATATAGGAAGTGTTGGGGGGAGTTTCGCGCTTATGAGTTTAGCTCCTGTAATAGGTGGGGTTGCGGAACAATATATTAGCGGCGGGAAATCAAGGGCCGATCAAACACAAGGCCAAAGATTTGCAGGTTCAGCGATTTCGGGGGGACTTTCTGGTGCGGTATCAGGTGCTATGATTGGTGGTTTGCCGGGAGCAGTTATTGGAGGTTTAATAGGTGTAGGCAAAGCCGCATATGATTCATCTTTATCTCTAGAAGAGCTCAAGCAAAAAGCTGATGATTATCAAAAAACTACAGAAGCAAATTCTTCTGCAGCAGAGCAATATATTCAAGCGCAAAAAGATATCGCTTCTGCTTTGACACAAGACGAATTAACAGATGCTAACAAAAGAGCTGCTGATGCCATGAAAAAACTGCAAGAAAGTGGTAGCGGTTTAGATGGATCTTTTAAAGAGGCTAACGGCAGCATTACTGAAATGACTGCATCTTTACTAAAATATGAAAAAAATAGAGCTGCTGGATCAATTGGCGCTAGATTGTTAGCTTCTGGAGAAAATGCTTCTGATATCACTATGGATCAATTAGCCAACCAATTTTTAGATGAATTTGTAGATCCATCTGTTTATGGTCAAGCAGGTTTCAAGAAAAGAGCATTAGAAGCAGCTATGTCTCAAGAAAAATTAGGATACGCAACTTCTCTAAGTCTTGATATGCAAGGTCAAAGCTTATTGGGTGTAGACTTTGATCAAATAAAAGCTTTTAAGCAGGGCGGCTTTGCAGAAATGAATCGTCAAGAAAAAGGTCGTTTTATGTACAGCTTGCTAAATCAAGCTTCTAAAAGAAAAGCAACTTCTGAGAAAACTACGCTAACACCTGAAGAGCAAGAGATAATTAATTTTACAGCTATCAAAGATAGAATACTTATTGATGTAAAAAAAGCCCAACAATCTATTAAAGATAGAGATATACAAAAACAGTTTACTGATGCTATGACAAATCTGCAAAATTCTATGCTAGATGGCATCAATGCTCCTATCGAAAAATTCAACAATATGAAATCCCAGATAGAAGCAGACTATGCAAATAAAGTCGTTAATTCTGCTGATCAATTTTACGCTGATAACGCAGCAAAATATGCAGATATTTTTGGCAAAGCAAACAAAAGCCAAGAAGGATTAGCAGCCCTAACAGACTTTGAGGCTGCTTTAAAGTCAGGGGGAGATATATCTGGCTTTGACACAAGAATGAGAGCTTTATTTACCGAAGATGAAATAATTGCTAATCCAAGTATTAAAGCTTTTTTTGATAATTATGAATTATTAGTTAAAGAAAATGAGCAAAGAAATAAAACTCTAAATAATGAAAAAACAATAAACCAAGAAAAAATACGCATTGAGGAAATTAGAGCTCAAAACACAAAAGAAGAATTAGAAGCTCAAAGAGAAATATCTAGCATTCAGGCTCAAAGAAGAATTGCTGATGCGCAAATAGCAAAACAGCAAGCTGATGTTAATCTTGCTTTATCTAGAAGAGAATTTGGCTTAGATATGAGCGTTGGACTTACCGGCTCTCAAAGAATAAGAGAATCTCAATCTATTGCTGGAGCTAGGTTTAGAGCTGATGTGGGTGATTTAAACGCAAAAGAACAAAGAGATTTAGAAAGATCTTTCACGGATCAAGAGCAAGCTATCGCCAAAGCAAGGCGTGAAACTTTAGGGCAAGTTAGTCCGGGGGATGCAAATTATTCAGCAGCTTATAATGATTTTGTGGCAAGGCAAAAAGAAATCCTAGACAATGCTGAAGCAGAAAGAAAAGAAATTGAATTACAAGCTGCGGCTAGCAGAGAGAAATTTAATGAAGACTATAGACAAACAAACGAAAAATTCTTAAGAGAACTTCAAAAGCGCGGTCCTAGCGGTATAGGTCTTGGTCTTAAAGAAGGTATGGGGCAGGTTAAAGATGATCTAGAAACATTCCAGTATAGCATGACTAAAGAAATTCCTATCAAATTTAGGGATGGTATGGCTTCTGCCATGGAAGCTACTTTAGACAAAACAAAAGATCTTAAAAGTGCTTTAACGGATGTTGCTATGGATTTTATGCGTATTATGCGCCGACAAGCTTTAGAAAATATTGTTGGTGGAGTTATGACTTTAGGAGCTGTGCCATTTAAAAAGCAACGAGGTGGCGTTATAAAAGCTCAAAATGGTATGTATATTTCTGGTAATCGTACCGGAGATAGAAACCCAGCTTTACTTGAAGATGGAGAATACGTTTTAAATAGAAATGCTGTGCGAGCGTTAGGTGGCCCTTCAGCAATTGATAGATTAAATTTCGGAATGGCTCCAAGATTTAAGGGTGGAGGAGCATTTTTAAATCAAGATGTAAATTTAAAAAGCAGCGGTCAAATGAGCAGCATGTATTATGCTAGCGACGATCCATTGCTAAAAGAAATGAGAGACGCTGCTATTGCTGCAGAGCAAAGAAGGCAAGAAAAGAAAGCTAAAAAAACAGCTTTAAGGAACATGATTATTCAAACTGCTGTTTCTGCTGTTATAGGATCTGCAGGAGCAGCAATGCAAGGTAAATTTGGAGGTGGAGCTTCTGGGGACATACCTGCTGAGCTACCAGAAGGTTATGCTGGCCCTCCTGTGCCAGCGTCTGGTATGGGTCCGTATAAGACAGGTTATGTTAAGCAAGCTGGGGGATATATCTCTAGCGGTCCTAGAAATATAGATTCTATTCCTGCATTTATGGCTGGTGGAGAATTTGTAATGAATAATAGAGCTGTGCGTAAATATGGTCTTGGATTCATGAACCGCATTAACGGCGGGTATATACCGGGCTATCAAGAAGGAGGAAGCGTCGCAGAATCTGCTCAAAAATTAGGTTCTTCTGATTCTTCTAATACTAATAATATTAGTATTAATATTAATATGGGATCAAGTGGAGAAGGCTCTAGCAGTACAGATGGTAATCAACAAAGTGGTTCCAACGATCAAAAAACAAAAGCCAAAGATTTATCAGAAAGAATTAAATCTGTTGTTCTTCAGGTTATCAATGAAGAGCAAAGAACTGGCGGCTCATTAAGTAAAACTAAAGTAGCAAAGTAAAATGGCATATAACGCATCACCAAGTTACGAGCATATTTTTTATGTTGGCGGTACAGGGATCTCAGGTATTACAGATCTTAGTATGAGCTACAGTGTAGCTCGTCGCCCTATTAACGTTCTTGGTGGTGGTCATATACAGCCTATTTTAGCTGAACCACCGCAAGGAGAAATATCTTTTACTAGAAATTATATTTATAATGACCCTTTATTGGATTTGACAGGTGATTATGGTGTAGATGGATCTTTGATATATGCAAGCGATTTGAATGAAAGTGCAGGACAGGTAATAGGGTTCACATCTGGTTATTTAACAAATTATTCTATTTCTGCAGATGTGGGCTCTATACCTCAAGTTCGATGTACTTTTGTTGTATTTGGGCAATTAGGTAGCGGCGTTAGAGGTGGAGAGTTAGACTACTCAGGTATCTATGAATTGCCAAATTTATGCTTTCTGAATCAAGATAATATAATTTTATCGGTTGATCAAAGCGATAGTAATAGAATTACTAAGTTTAGTCAAGAATATAATATAACAAGAACACCTGTTTATGATTTAAGAGAAAAAACAAGTCAAAACTATTATGCGCCAACACAGGTTATAACTCAAACACCTGTAGAGTTATCAACCAATTTTACAATAGAAATAGATGATTATTATACAGCTAACATGATAGATAATGTTAGAAGTGGTGTATATAAATCTTTGAGTGTAAATATAAGGTGCCCGATAGAAGAAGGCACATTAGATGGACTTTTAGATCATGATTCTGAGTTTATTAGAGATCATAATAATGCAATTATACAAGATGACGGCAGGGGAATCACGGCTTATGATGGAAACATACCAGCGTCTGGCAATTTAGTGTCAGAAAGTATAACTACATCTGTTGATGGGTTATTAGCAATCGATTTACAATTTAAAAACTTTATTTAAAAAATGCCAAAAATACTAGACTACAATACATTAACGACAACAGCAGGTTGTAATGTGTTATTTATAGGAGATAAAAATTCTTCTATAACTAACCCTGAAATCAAAAACATCACTGTTGACAATTTATTTAAGCGAGAGACATTTTACGCACTCAACGCAAACGGCATTACGTTTTACGATGATGGCAGTAATGTGTCTTTATTTATCAAAGATGGTGGAAACATTGGTATTGGTGGCACAACAGCAAATTATGCGCTGCAAGTAAATGGAACATTTCATGTAACAGGAGGTATTTATGATACTGGCGGCAGTGCTGGTACTACAGGTAAGTTTTTAAAAGTAACAGGTACAGATACTTATGCTTGGACCAACATAACAACATCTGATATTGGAGGCGGTGGATTATTAACTGGTGGAATAGCTAATTACATTCCTAAATGGTCAGATTCTACAACTTTAACGAACAGTGTTATTTATGAAAGTTCATCAAAAATAGGTATAGGTGAGACTAGCCCCGGAGCTATTCTTCATATAGTTGGCGCTGTAAGTGGATCAGATGCTATTGTGCAAAATAATCCTAATGGAGCTGTAATAGAACTAAGAAGAGATTCAGGGACGACTGCTACTAACAGCTTATATATTTCTAATACTTCTGCTGGAGGATTTAGTTTAGGTAATGCTAATACTGGAGGAGCGTCTAATATTAATTTTAATGCTTCTGGTCAGTTAGGGGTTAAAACAACAGATTTTGATGCTGCTTTAAATGTTTCAGAAACAAATAATGGACTTATTGGAGATTTTTATAGTAATAATTCTAATGGTTCGTGGATATATTTTAAGAACACAGACAGCAATGCTTATTCTAATGTTTTAAGTTATTCTAATTGTCAAAGTAGTACGCAAAGAGTTAATTGGATAACGGGAACATTTAAAAATGGGAGCAATCAATACTTTGGAATTCATCATAAAACAGCTCAACTTAATGCTTCAAATGCTGTGTTTGACAATACTACAGTTTGTAACAATTTGTTTTATGTTGATACTGGGGGGTGTGCATATTTAGCTCATGGCATCAACACTCATAACAAAACTAATTCTGGGCATAATACCGGGAGATTTGTCCAAGTTTTTACTCATCCATTAAAATGTTTCAATAATACGGGTATTACGGCTTATATGCCAGCTATAAATATAGATCCTAGAATCGATTCTTATTCTGCTATTACTGATCCAAATAGTGGCAATCCTTACCCTGAAACTTCTGATGAAATTGCGAAATCAGTTATGCCTTATGCGGGTAAATTAATAGCAGCTTATGGAAATTTCAACGTAGATGCTACTGCGCAAGGTGCGACTTGTTTGTCTTTTGAGTCTAGCAATAATGGTGTTAATGCTGGTTACTTAACAGCATCTTTTGATAGTGCTTCAGCTTCTGATAATTGCATTTTAACTTTTAGTATTGATAGCTCTTCAGAATCTTACCTTGAATTTACTGCTGAATCAACAGCCACCATAGCATGGTGCGCTCCAAGTGGTAGATATAATGGAGCCAGTCTTACTTTTGTTTATGAATTCGATATAACCTAATGGCAACAAAATTTATAAAATACGAAAAAGCGTTACTTAAGATAGCAAACACCAGTATTTTTGCTGAGAATGCTACTTTATCTTTTAGCGCTTCTTTAGAGCCAGTTACAGATGTGACGGGTTCTGTTATTCGTTATGCGCCACAAGGGCCAACAAAAGGTACATTAAGTTTTTCTCATTATTGTACAGGTGATTTTCATGATTTTTTAAATCCTTTGACAGCTATAGAACATACCGGAGAAGCTTTTAATGGATCTTTTGCAGGTCTTAGTTTTGAAAGCGGATTTGTTAGATCTTTGAGTTTTTCTGTGGCTCCATTTCAACCTATTTTATTTCAATCAGAAATAGATTTGTACGGATCTTTAGGGTCTTTAAATGACAATGGTAGATCAGATTCAGACTTTGAATCTTACAGTTCTATTCAAGAAGAAGTTCCAATTGGTCATGGTTTAAGATCGTTTTTAGCTGGAGATGATATTGGTATAAACAAACAGATGTCTTTTGATTATTCTGTAAAAGCAGATAGAAATCCTGTAGTAACAATTGGCAATGAGGTTCCTTACAGGGTGACAAAAGAAAATGTTATTATCAATATGTCTGTAAAAGGCGAAGATTTTGGAAATGCAATATCTTTTACTGGTACTAATGCGGGAGTCGTAATTAAAATTTATGATGTGTATGGAGAGTCGCCATTGACAGAATTTGGTTGCACAGGTCAAATTTATCAAAATGATTTGTCTGCAGCAGCTAACGGGTTTATGGAAGGTTCTCTTTCTGTTTCGCAAGAATATTTAACAGGTAAGGCTGCTGTATGATTTTAAATTCTGGAGAAACAAATATAGCTAACGTATCAGCTTTTGAGCTTGGAAATTCTTATTCTAAATTTGATATTGTATATTATAGTGGCTACACAACTGGTAGCACAGAATATCCTGCTGCACAAAATGTATCAGGACACTATTATTATACTGGTGCAGCGGCATCTTCAACAATACACAATACTCCTACCGGTGATAATAGCCCGTGGACAAATAAGTTTTTTAACGAAGTATCTTATGGAGCTTCTGTTGAGTTTAAAAATCATTACTATGATATCAACTATGGAGATGGGTATTTCAACCATTTAAATAAGTCTGAAAATGCAATAAAAGCAAAATTTAATATACCTCTCAGTAAAAGATCAGATAAAGAAGCTAAAGCTGTTATTCATTTACTTGAAGACTCATTTAATAAGGGGGCTAAGCCAAGTGGTGGTTACACAGGTATATACTGGACTCCATTTGAGCCATACAATCAAGAGTTAGAATTTTTTGTAGAAACATTTGATAACTCTTTAGAATATCCTGATGTTAATAATATTGGCTTAGCATTGCATAATGAAGATAGATCCACAACAGACTGGAAAGATTTTTATATTCCATTTAGTAATACGAGTGGATTTTGGGCCGCAGGAAACACATACTCAAAAGATGATATTGTGTATGGCAGCGGAACTAATTTCACAATAGCAACTTCTGGATGGTATTATTACACAGGAGATGCAGAAACTACAGCGACAAATGACAATGGCCCAATAGGTAACAATACACTATGGACTAAAAAACAATTTTATTGGCCAATAAATAAAGGCATATCTTTTAATGAAGCGCCAAGATTTTACAAGCAAAATTTTCAAAATGATTATTTAGTAAGAGTAGAAGATGGATTAAATAAATCTTTATTGAATTTAGATATAACATTCACAAGCAGGTCAGACAAAGAAGCTAAAGCTATTCTACATTTTTTAGAGAAGCACAGAGGTTATGATCAATTTTTATTTACTCCTCCAGCTCCATACAATAAAACAAAAGCGTTTTTATGTACATCATGGACTCACACTTTAAAATTCAAAGATAATAATGATATATCAGTAAAGTTTAAACAACAGCCTATAGATTATACTTCTTATGAAGTAGATTTTTTAAATTTAATTACAATTGATCCTTTCTTATCATGAGTATACCTACAGCAGTCACACAAAGAGCAGAAGGCACCGGTTACATTGGAGTAACTGGGATGGAGTTTGCTGTGCAAACAGGTTTTGCAATACGCACGGGTTTTTATTTAACAAATAGCGGAACAACATCTGTAAGAATGACATTAGAGCTGGATAGCTCTGCCCATAACTTTGATCAAACTTATGATTTTATAAGTGGAACTTATGATGTGAATGATGATAGAAGAGTAACTATATTAGCTGGATCTACTAAATTCATTCCTTTTGATTTTTATGGCTTAAAGTCTACATCAGGTCCTCAATCCCCAATTACTGGTCCAGCAGGAACTGGTTCTTATAACACAGCAATAAATTTGAGTTTTATATCAGAAATAGATGGAACTCAAGATCGTACTTATTATGCTGGTCAACCTGAATTAGGCGTTATACGGGTCAATTTAACAGGATATGTAACAGGTCATTTTGGTAGTACATCAGAATTAACTCCAGCTCATCCTCAGAAATTTTTAGGAATAACCGGACAAAAAGATGATTTTGGTGTTTATTATCATGATCTAAGATGGGTCAATCCTCCGACGGGTTATTATTTTGAAAAATACAAAATAGAAAGATCTACTGATGCTACTCAAAATTGGAGCGCATTAACAACGATAGAAATACCAAAAATAGATCGCCCAACAACATTGCCTCCTGCTGTGGGTGGAACGTATTTAAATTCTTTTTACTATGGTACTCCTACGGGAATTGATGGTTATAATACATATTCTGATACTAATTTAACAGCAAGCACAGATTACTACTACAGAATAAGAGGAGAGCATTATGACAGTTCAAACACTAGCACTTTAATTTCTTATTCTGACTGGGTTTATTGTAGTGGTGTAGACTCATTTTCTCAAAGTGTTAGTAATGATGTTTTAACAGGTTTAGTTTCCGGGTCTACTAATTTAGAGCCCGGAGATAATCCTGATCCCACAATAAAATTGTCAACTGCTGAAAAAGGCGCACTGGAAATATATTTACAAGATGGTGAGTCAAATGTAATTTTAAAAGACAGATTTGAAACAGAAATCAACAAAAGAAATATAAGTAAATCAAATTTCTTAGATTATTACACTGGTGTTCATTTTATTATTGATGAAAATAGCACTATTGGTTCTAGTAAATATGAACAATTACTTAGTAATAGTCCGAAAATTCCAGCCCCAGCTATAAAAACAGGGGCAGTGGTTAATGTTGGTCCTAGTTTAGGTTCGGAGTTACAGATGAATCTGTATTTAAAAAACAATGCTAAAATAATTGGCCTTGGTGGTGTAGGGGGTAATGCTGGAATAGCTAAAGTAGTATGGACCGACTCTCCTTCTTCTGGTGGCGGTATTAGTTTTGATATTCAACCAGCGCAATACGGAAAAAGTACAGACGGTGGTGTAGGGGGGAATGCTATTGAGATAGCTAGCGGTATAAATAATTTTAGAATATATTTACCAAGCATTTTTAGTATTTATGCTGGAGGAGGTGGAGGTGGAGGTGGGGATAGGCTTTTTGCGGCTAGAGCTGCTTCTCAGGTTAGACAAGCAAAGCAAGACAGGGACATTGATCTAAATACACCAGTTTATTTGACAAAATCTGAAAATAAAATAATACTTGATATTAATGCTGGTGGAAAAAATTCTTTGCTCGCAGAATTTGATTTTAGTGATTTTGCTGGAATCCAAACTGCTGGATTTGGTGGTGGTGGGCAAGGATCATTTAAGTCTGATCCCGGCTCAACTTATCAACAGGGCATAAACACTTACCAGAAAACAGCATGGAACGAAACAAATAAAGGTAATACACAAAGAGCTGGAGCTGGCAGGTCATTCAACTTAAATTATCAAATTTCGCAGGGGGGTGCAGGAGGTGCTTTTGGTCAATATGGAGATAGGGCACCAGACAGCTCTTTTGATGATGGTTTATTTACGGTAATTAGTAGCACAAGTAATGACGAAGTAGGGAAATTAGGAGGTCGAGGAGGATTTGCTGTTAAATCAGCTAGTAGCGCATACACAACAAGTAACTTAATTGGTGCATTGTTTTTTCCTAATTCAGATTTTCAACCTGAAAATATCGGTAATTTTATAGCGAGATGGGATGCTAGCACAACGGTTTATAACACCGGAACAACTGATGCCACAAATGGGCAAGATGTGGAAACGTGGGTAGCTGCTGCGAAAAATTCTGCGCTTTCTGCTGTTGCTGTTCAGATTGTTGGTGATGCTACTAATAAACCAAAATTTTACAATGTCGCTGCTAGTGACAATGCAGTATCCCGCTTCAATGGAAAGCCATGTATACAATTTGACAATTTAGCTTCTGCAGTTATAAATGGAATTTATAACAATTCAACAGATTATACTTTAACTAATAATACCGAAGCATTTGATATATTTTATTTAGTTTTTCCAGATTCATTTGGCTCCAAAAGGCAATTTAATGCGGATAATAAAAAAATCCGCAGCCAGAATCTGAGTTTTACTAAGTTTAATAGTAATAATAATGTCAGTTATTTATATAACGCGAGTAGCGAGATTAAAGAATCCACCGGTATGCCGAATAGAGGAAATAATTACTCTGTGGAAACTAGTACTTCTGAAAATGCAGATGAATTAATGCCATCATATGCTTTTGTTTATAATGTTGCTGCATCAAAAGATGGAAGAAAATTAGTTTATAAAAGCTTTATAAATAATATAAGCAAGGGAGCCAAAGAATTATCAAATCAAGAATCTTTCAAATTTGATATAAATCCAATAATTGGCGCAAATAATGGAACATCAAGTTTTAGTGTATCAGATATTATTATTTATAATAAACAGTTAAAAAATGAAGAAAGGAATGCCGTTTATTTGTATCTTAGACAAAGAGCTATGATGAATATAAATATAATAACTACAGAGGATATTGATACTACAACTTCTAATAATAAAGTGGAAGATGAAACGGGATTCGCAGGTTACTTTAAGCTAACATCATAAAATAAAAAATAAATCATGTCAACTCAATCATTTAATGCATCTTTATTAGATTTATTGCCAGATACTATCATAGAATTATACGAACTAGATTTAGGCGAACAAGATGGTCTTTTTAGGTTTCATCCCGGTATAGTTTCGGCTTCTAATCTTATTTTTGATGGTAAAACCTATTATTCGTTACCTGTTGATGCTAATGGGTTTGAAAAGAAAGGTGATGGTCGAATGCCTCGTCCAACGCTAACAGTTGCCAATCTAGATGGTTTGATGAGTGATATACTAAAAAGAAGACAAGATTTAGTAGGTCATTTATTTATCAGAAAAAGAACTTTTTTGAAATATATTGATGCAGCAAATTTCCCTAATAATTTTAATCCTTTCGCAATACCGGACCCTGAGGCTCGTTTTTCTGATGATCAGTTTATTGTGAATAAAAAAAGTCAAGAAAATAAGTTTTATGTTGAATTTGAGCTTATTTCTCCTCTTGAGTATGAGGGGGCAAAACTTCCAGCTAGGGTTATGATTGCTAATTATTGCCCTTGGAAATATCGGGGCGCGGGTTGCAGATATGGCCAATTGACAGATTTTGATGAACAAAAAATTTTGGGTTTGCAAACAGCTGCAACTATTTTTGGAAATAACGGTAATTTAGGTATACCTTTGGCAGATGATAAGGATAAATTACTTTTTGAAAAAAATGGTTATAATTTAACAAGTATCCAATTTCGTGGCGATTACGATAAAACTATAACCAATTATGTTAAAGGTGATGTGGTTATAATGAGGCCAGCTGTAAAAATATTAAGCAAAATAGGTTTAAGTGACACACTGGAAAATACAGATGATCAATGTAATTTTTTCTATGTTTGTATAAAAGATAATGGCTCTACAGCAAAAGACCCTCGTTATGAAAAAGAATATTGGGTAGCAGATCAATGCTCTAAAACTCTCAACGGGTGCAAAATAAGATTCAAACACTATGGAGAATATACAAAAGGATTATCTTTCGGAGGGTTTCCCTCTATTGAATCTTATAGATTTTGATGGTTTTTGTAGTCAAATAAAAAATTATTGCTGCGAATATGATTTTGAGTGCTGTGGAATAGCAACCTCAAAGAATCTTTATTTTCTTGAGAATATACATCCTATTAAAAATCTATTTTTTCAAATAGATTCTCGAAAATATTTTAATATTATAAGCAAAGAAAACGTGCTTTTTATTTGGCATTCTCATGTTTTTGGATCTGCTGATCCAAGCGATTGTGATGTGGAGTATGCTTATGATCATCAGCACTCATCTCTTATCTATTCTGTCCAAGATAAAAATTTTTGTTTTTTTAGAGCAGATCCGTTCAAGTCAGTTTATTTTTCCATTTAAAAGTGTATAATATAAGGATGACAAAGGTTAGTATTCATGGTCGATTTGGGGAAATAGTAGGTAAAACACACCAGTTTGCTTGCTGTAAGCTCTCTGAGATCTTTTCTGCCCTAGAAGCTAATACGGGTAAAGTTAAATCTTACATAACAAGAAATAAAAAAAGATCAATGAGCGTTTTTGTTGATGGCGTAGCCGTACAGGAAAAAAACTTTAATTTAGTCAACGTAAAAAATAAAGAAGTAGTTATTTTGCCTATTTTGATGGGGGCAGTGGGGTTTACTCTTATGATAGCTTTAAGCGCAACTGCAACATCAATTGGCACATTAAGTGTTGGGGCTATTATTGCTGCCGTAGTCATCAATATTGCTTTTGCTATTGGGATGAGCTTATTGATGAGTAAGTTGTTGGCTCCAGATGACCCTGATACAGCTTCAACTAGCTCTTATATTTTTGCACAAGCAGAAAACAATACTAGACAGGGTGTTCCGGTGCCTGTTGGATATGGTCGCTTTAAGGTGGGATCTACAGTTATATCTGTAAATTTGTTAAGTATAGATAAAGCGATAGCTTCAGGGCAAGGGTTTTATGATAAGTTGTTTAACAATATAACCCAAGAATCTCCATCAGAAGACTCAATAGACATTACTTCATCAGCTTTAGCTAGATCTATTTAATATGAGCCACGAAGAAAAATTAGACACATTCATATCGCGATGGAATAACTTAGGGCCTAAAACAATATGTCCATCTGTAGTTTTTGCTTCAACTATCACACAAGGCCCACATTTAGGTATGGTTGGTATAGATAGAGCCGTGGCTCACCATAAAGATTTAAAAAAAGAATCTACTTCTTTTTATCAAACTGTTGATATTTTATCGGAAGGTGAAGTTCACGGTTTATGTGATGCTTTTGGGCAATCTATCTTTTTATCTAACGACCAAAATAAAAATAGCGATTATTTTAAAGGCATATATTTAAATGACACACCAGTAAAAAATACTAAAACAAATACGTATAATTATAGAACAGCTTTTTCAGAAATAAGATTAGGTACAGAAGACCAATTACATTTTTCAGATCTAACGCAGGGCTTGTCTTTTGCTAAATCATCTCAGACGTTTAATTATAATGTTCAATTATTTGCTAATGTTTTTGACACAGCTTTAAAGAACGTGACAGTAAAAGGTCAAGAATTAAAATTTTTAGATGGAGATAATAATAGGAGTGGTTATCCATATGATACAGTTATACCAACTATATATAAACCTGATTTTATATATTCAGAATTTCCCTTTGTTCATACTGTGACAAATCATAATGTAGATTCTGTTGTTATTAATGTAGCTTATACAGGACGATATCAATCTAGCAGTGGAAGTGCTTATTCAGCTGGAGTAACTTTTGTAATAGAGGTGGGGCATGTTGGCGATGAATTAAGTCTAGGGGAAGGTGGTTCGGTTGGTTATGTAGTTTGTTCTATTAGAGGTTTGGCTTCTTCTGAATATATCAGAAGTCATCACATTCCTCTTCCTGATTCAGGCGGAACGAAATATAGATTTGTTAGAGTGACTAGAGTTGATAGAGATTTTGGGCCAGCATTTGTTCAGGGAGATAAAAGTTTGGCTATAAATTCTATAGTAGAAAATATATCAGAAAAGCTAAGGTATCCGAATAGCACTTTAATCGCTAATATTTTTGATGCTTCAGCATTTGGGCAAATACCAAAAAGATCATATGATTTAAAACTTTTAAAAATTAATGTGCCCTCTAATTATGATCCTGAATCAAAAATATATTCTGGAAACTGGAATGGCACATTTGCCCCAAATAAACAATGGTCTGATAATCCAGCATGGATTTTGTACGATATCATTACTAACAATAGGTATGGTTTAGGGAAATATGCTTTTCAGCAAGCTATGCTAGATAAATGGAATTTATATTCTATTGGTAAATATTGCGATGAATTGCTGCCAACTGGTAATACTGGATTACAACCGCCAATAGGTTTTTCTACAGACTCTTCTTCCGCTATATTTAGCATACCTATTACAAGTGAAAACACAAGGACGGATCTACAGTCTATATTTGAAGTGGGCTCAGAAATTTGTTTTTTAGATTTAAAAAATAGTTCATCTGAAGATGTAAATTTGAATTATAGAGCTATAATAAAAAAAACACGGATTGATGGGCTAGTATTTAAATTTGAAATTGTTAGAGATTTTGGGGTGGATAAAATATTTTTTGATTATCCTGAACTTAAAAGAGCTTACCTTTATCAGAGAGGGAATTCTTCTCAGAGCGCTAAAAAATGGCTAATAGATTTGTTAATTAATAAACAAGCAGAATCTTACTTATCAAACAGTAGGTCTGCAATTTTTTATAATTATTACTACAATTCATATTCTTTAAACTCTTCTGTAACATCTGGTTATATAGTTAGGCAATATGAAAATGAGAGACCTATTTTAGAACCGAGATTTGCTTGCAACATTGTATTCACAGGGCAAGACGAAGCTTTAAATACTATTAATAATATTGCTGCTGTTTTTAGAGGTATAACCTATTGGAATGAAGGGCTAGTTTATCCATCTATAGATAAATTAAAGGACCCAATTTTGATGTTTAATAATAGTAATGTTGTTGGGGGTAGCTTTGGTTACACAGGGAGCGCAAAAACATCTAGAACCTCCAGTGTTGTTGTTAGATACAACGATGCTGATGACAATTTTAAAACTAAAGTCGCATACGCTGAAGATTTTGCTGCTTTGAGGCAATTTGGCTATAATGAGCAAGAAGTAGTAGCAATAGGCACAACATCACGATCCCAAGCCAAAAGAATCGCAGATTGGATTTTATATACAAATCAAACAGAAACTGATGTGGTGCAGTTTTCAACAGGGCAGGAAGGTAGTATTTTATTGCCGGGAGATATTATTTTAATACAAGATAATTTTAAATCAATCAATAGATACGGAGGTAGAATCAGTAATATTAATTTTAGAGATAAAAGCGTTACTTTAGACAAGGGCATAAAAGAAAATATTGTTGGTCAAAAAATATATTTTATGGTGCCTAAATCTACAACTTCTTCTAAAGATCTTTCTAATTTAGCGAAACAAAGGCAAAACACAAATAATAAAGGGATAACAGATTCGGAAATTGACAATCAAACTACCCCGCAAATCAAATACTTTACAATAGCATCAGTGTCTGACGGCAACGTGGTAACCATAAATGAAACAACAGACCCAGATTTTAATTTAATCACCAGAGGAACAATATGGTCTGTGGAAAATTCTAATACAGGATATGATATAAAAGGAATAAAATATCGTGTGTTGTCTGTGGAAGAAAAAGCGTTAAATGAGTTTATGATTACAGCAATGATGTATAATGCAACTAAATTTGAAGCCTTAGAAAGAAATAAAAACATAGAAGAAAATCAAAACTCAGATGAGCTTAAATTTAGTTTATCTGATTATCCAACCAAGACAGTTGCAAGTGATAGTTTCACTACTTCTGACGCAAATATAGATGATCAAATTTACGATGCTTATTTTGTTAAAGAAAAAAGCGATGACGACATAAAATTAGAAGTAACTTTTGATTTTGGCACTGAAGACTTAAGTAATATTGGTGGTTACGTGGTAGATTTTTTTGTTTTGGGTAAAAATTTAAGATTTTGTCTAGATGGTAGCGATAATAGAAGTTTTTCTGTATTTTTAGGAAATAGAAGTTTATTTCCTGAAAAAGGTTACGGTTATAAAGTGTATGTATATGATAAGGATTTCAAATTAGAACAATTGAATATTTAAAAATATGAGTTTTACTAAATATCTATCCCAAACACCTCAAGATTTTGGGCAAGCTTTACAGGTATCCGGGTTTTCCGTAACAAATTCAGCTGCAGACGCATCGTATGTTGCTAATTTAACGCCAACTTCTGACCCGTTGTTTATCAGCGGAAGCGGCGTACCTGCGGGAGCTTTAATATCAAGTGGTGATTTTTGGAGAGAAAACCCATATATACAATGGAGCTTATATAACCCTACCAACAATAAAGTTTATGATAATCAAAAATTATCCAGTTTAAATTTTTTCTCAGGTTTTGACTTAAGCATTAAAGATGAAACTGGTCTACTTATTTCAACGCTAGAGACGGGATACTATAAAAATTATTATGAGATAGATATTAATAGTTTAAAAGATGATTTTGATTATTTTAGTGGGTTAGATGAAAGAAGGTTCAGATTTGAGGTAGTTTCAAATGATTATTATGGCAGAAAACATACAGGTATTTTCTTTTTGACCTGTGAAAGACCAGATATCACGGGGCTATCGGCCTATATAGGAAAAGAAATAGTTTTCTTACCGGAATTCTCTAAAAATTCAGGTGTCAACGCTTTGCATTTGTGTATAGGAACTGGAGCTAATTTTGATGTTTTAGAAACAGGATCTGCTAATAATCCAATTGCTAAAATGCAAATTAGGCCTGACAATGGCGATGTTAGCAATTTTAGATACCAGCATCAGCCACCATTAAATTCAGGTTATTACTACGGGTTTTACGCTGAAGACGTTTATGGCACTGGAGCAGCTTATATTTATCCTTCGTCAATAAAACCTTTTGAAATAGATCCTTTACATTACAATATAAAACCTTCTGGGTTTAGAGGTAAAGTGATTGTAGAAAGAGATTCTTTAAATAAAGATATAAAACCTTATTTTAAAGCGTCAATAAATAAAGATTTTACTTTGGACAAAACTCAATATGAAGTTTTTGTTTTCCAGAGTGGGTCTAGAGAACTAGAAGATTCATTTTCAATAGATTCCCAGTCGATTAAAAATGTTAAATATTATGTTCACGGTAGCGGAGAAAATAGGATAGATTCTTTATTTTATTCTGGAGACAGATTCAGGGGTCAAGATTACTATTATAGCGGTGCGAATTCAGAGCCTGTATTTTCTGTTTACAATACTACAGGTATTCAATGGAAAGAGCACACAATTATATTGGATAATCAAGCTTCTTTACCCGGAGGTTATTATACAGGTCAATCACCTGTAACAGAAATAGCTATAGCAGCAGGTAATACTACTGGAAACAAGATTTATTTGGGGGTTGAAATAGATCCTGATAGTAAACAATTTTATTTTTATCCTTCTGGGGGATATTATGGATCTGGTATTTATACAGGAACTTATGCGACTTCTTTAACTGGCGGCTATTATGTTTATGAAAATTATGGCCCAAGTGGTCCAAGCGGTCCAAGTGGTCCAAGTGGACCAACAGGTCCACAATCAAGTGGATACGCTACACAGATTACGGGCATAACAGGATCTTTAGTGGCAACTAATTTGTCTGGGTTCATATCTACAAATTACGAGCCTAATTTTTCATATAATCTTTCTCCTGATAACGAATATTATTTCAAAATACGTCCTATTGATAGGTACGGAAAGAAAGGTTCATTTAGTGATTTAATTTATATTAGCTCTAATGACATTACGTCTGCTGTTACTGGCGCAGGATATACCACAGGTATCATTAATGGTGATACTGCAAGTGGTATAGCTTATTATAATGCAGATTTAGATGTCTTAAATATTTCTGATAGAGTTCTTGCTAGCGGAGAAGGTTTATCTCTTAGCGGTTATTTGTATGATACTA